TGAGAAATGCAAAGGAAAAGAGGCGAAAAATGAGTAAGAAGAAGTGGCATGGGACTATTCCATCAAAGTGTGACCTGTGCAAGGGAAAGTTCACGGATGGAGTGTTCATAGATGGTAAAACAGTCTATGGTCCCTGGGCACTTATGTGCTCAAGATGTCACTGGCTGTTTGGCCAGGGCCTTGGTCTTGGCTATGGGCAGAAGTACGACCTAAAAACACTTGAGAAGCTGAAGGGATAACATGGATATAGAGGAACTGAGAAAAGAGAGAGCCTCTGCATATAAAAGGATGAAGGCTCATTACTTGCTAATGCAGCGATCGAGAAATATCTTCCAGCATTTCGAGAAGCTATATCTGGAAGACCAGGCTGCCTGGCAAAGGATTGATCGGCAGCTTGCGACATTAGATGGAAGATTCAAGATTGAACCTCCTTCTATGACAAGTAAGAAGAGGGCTAAGGAGGAAGAGAGAGCTTTACCTGATCTTACCGAAGAGCAGGTTGTTAACTTATGTAACAAGTTTGGGATAAAGCTTGAGGACATTCAAGATGATACTCATTTCATAGATGAACCACCAGATGAAGAAGAGTGACATTTTGTATTTTAATCAACTGCTTGACAAACGAATCATAGATATGTTATGATTCAAAAATCAAGTTTTTTTAATTAACCAAAAGGAGAGTGACTATGAAGCAGATTGCTGTTAGTGCAAGGCTTCCAAAGGAAAACAAGGAAGCGACTGTTACTGTTAACTATGTCGATGTAGACGGAGACATCGACAAAGCTTATGAGGAAGCTGCCCAGGTGTTTGGGAAGAAAGCTGTCCTCACCAACGCATTTGCCAACTGGAGAGTGACTCTCCAGGCTGGTATCAGGTCTGCCCTAGAAAAGGGCGAAGATCTCGCTTCCTTACAGGCTCGTTTCTCATCTGCGAAGATGGGAGTTGCCACGAGCGGCGGAGTAGTAGATGCTGAAGCAGCGTTTACTGCCAAGTTCTTGAGTGCAACTCCTGCTGAAAGGGAGAAGATGATCGCTGCCCTCAAGGCGAAGGCTGCAGGGAAGTAATCCTCAAAGGGCCTAGGCACCGTGCTTAGGCCCTCTTTTTTGCCCTAATAAATGTACGAATTAGGGCTAGAAAAGTTCAATTAAAATTTAATGGATCTTTTATGAATGACTTAGCTGAAGCCAACTTCAAATCAATAGAAGTGTTATTCAGATGCTACGACTCTTTATATAAAGATTTTAAGTGGTATAACTTCCTTAAATGGGGAAGGATAATAAAGGGTCTAAATGCTATACTAAATTCGGTAGACTATCTACTGTACCAAACAGCGCTTATAAGAGACCTAGGAAAAACAAATGTCTGAATGGCAGAGATGTAAAAATATCATGAAGTGTTATCCATTTGAGGAGAAACGTCTCTCAAAATGGCGCCCGCCCTTCATAGTCCAACCTAAGTATGATGGCATCAGATGTAGGGCGCTGCCGCTTCAAACTTCAATCCCGGGTCAAAGCAATCATCTTTTACTTTCCTCCGAAGAAAATCCTCTCTTCTCAGTTCCTCACCTCAACCTCGAGCTCGACAGGTTAGGCATCACTGCCGAGCTCGATGGGGAGCTCTATTGTCACGGGATGAGTTTTGAGCAGATCACCTCAATAACTTCTCGCACAGTCAATATTCATGAAGAAGCTACTAAGATCAAGTATTACGTGTTTGATATAGTTAATGGAGAGCCTCAGATAAAGAGGGCTTTGATTATAGAGAACTTGCGCGGCCTCTCTCCATTGATCGAAGTAGCTCCCTTCTGGCTGTGTGAGAATCTAGATGATGTCCTTAAGGCTTACGATGAGATAATTAAGCAAGGATATGAAGGAATCATAGTTCGTCATCCTGATGCGCTTTATGAGCGTAAACGATCTATGTTTGTAATGAAATTCAAACCTAAGAAGGAGGATGAGTATGAAATCATCGGATTTAAGGAGGAGTATGACAAAGAAGGGAATCCAAAAGACACCCTCGGAGCGCTCACTTGCAAAAGTGGCGACGGAGGTATCTTTAACGTTGGAACAGGTTTTAGCGATGAGTTACGTAAACAGCTGTGGGATGGACGAGATCTCATTATTGGATCTTTCGCAGTTGTTAAATACCAACACATAAGCTCTGCAAACAAGGTGCCTAGATTTCCTGTGTTTGTAGAAATAAAGGCGAGGACTTAAGCAATGATGCACTTATGTAGTAGAAGACATGAAGAAGTTTGCTACGAGGGTAAATATTGCCCAGTGTGTGAACTACTTGATCAAGTCGAGCAGTTTGAAAGAGAGAATAGTGACTTGAGATTAATGATAGAGGCACTAGAAAAAGAAATTGAGAAGGTGGAGGACTGATGGCTAACAGACATTATTCAATAGAGCACGTAGACTGGGCACAGATGTCTGACGTGCTAGTTTCAGAAGTAGAGTGTTTAAGAAGGCGTGTCAAAGAACTTGAAGAACAACTAAAACAACTATTGGAGGATACTAAAAATGCAAACTCGTGAATTCTACATCGCTGGAGTAAAATTTCATGACCTTCCAAAGGTCATTGATAGTTTGATTGAAGGAGACTTGCTTGATCTCGTGCCAGAGCCTGAGAACAAGTTTGATAGCAATGCAGTTGCAATAAAAATTAATGGAACTATGCTTGGCTATGTCCCAAAACAGATTTCGGCCGAGGTCTCTGCCGCCATAGAAGCGTGTGGAGAAGAAAATGTCAAGTGTGAGATTACTATCCTAGACAGCTCTGCCTCTCCCTGGCAGATGTGCAAGGTAAAAGTGTATGAAATAGAGTCTGATGATGACGAAACTTGCGACGACTATGAGAAGGAGGATGATTAATGTCTAAGTTCATCTATTGCTCCAACTGCGGTTTCAAAATTCAGGTTTTCAGGAAAGCTATCCCCTCAAGTGGAATCATCATAGATATGATCGAACCTCACGAATGCTATCCTGAGCCTATTGAACTTGACCTAAAGCCTGTTCAAATTCCTCAATTTGAACAGAAGGCTCCGAAGGGGAAACTGGTAACTAAACTCGAAGACCTTTCTCAGAGCAAACACTTCCCAAGACCTTCTGAACTTGAAGATAGAGAGCTCAAGGATAGAAGGTTTGATAGAAGGCCTGCGTCAGAAACCTCCTCAGCTCCTATATCTCTGCTAGAACAGATAAAAAGTGAGAAAGGGATAGATTAACATCTATTTGACAATTAAGTAATAGATGTGTTATATTGTACCAATGGAGAAAATTATGGAAAGGGAGAAAACAAACTCAATAACTGAGCTAGTCAAAATAGTGGCTCGTGAGGAAATTGAGAAGTACGTAGGCAATGGGTTAGAGGGTGTTCTAAAGGACATCTGCCTAACATCGATCAGCTCCCTCACATCAGCACTAAGAAAAGCTGGAGAGCACTGGACTCCTTACGAGGATAACCTACTGTCTACTGAGGTACAAGTTGCTTTAGCTCAAATAGCTAAATCTCATGATAGGACAGTAGGAGCAATAATTGCAAGAATCAAGCATAAGGAGCTTCTCGGAAAATGATAACTGAACGAACTCTCAAACGCTGGAGAATCGATTCACTCAAATTAATCGAGGAGTCTCGATTAGCAAAGCTTCGAGCTCCTCACACTGCAGCCCCTGGAGAGGAGAATACTACTGAATCTCTCCTGCTCCAAGAACTCAATCACAGGATCCTTCGACTAACTCAGGAGCTTCTCGATCAAGAGATGGTCAAAAGATTCATTAAAAAATAATGGAACTATCATGACGAACTTAATCGAAGTCCCTCAGTGGAAGATCTTGGACTCATCTAAAATAGATGACTATATTTTATGTCCGAGATACTTCTTCTACTCTCACATTCTAGGATGGAGACGCGACGAGCCAGCGCATGATCTTTGGTTCGGCGACTGCTGGCACGTGGCTCGTGAACATCAACTCATCCACGGTTATGAGGATGTAAATGGAGCATTTGCTAAGTTTGAGGCCAAGTACCGTCTCAAATTCCCTCCTGAAACTGACTCAATTTACAAGCCAAAAGTGCCAGCAGCAGCACTTGTTGGACTCCTCAGATACGCCCAGGAACGATCCTCAGACCTCCGTCAAAACAGAGTTGTAGAAGTAGACGGAAGGAAGATGACTGAGATTTCTGGCACAGTCCCTATTGGCGATAATAGGTTCCTTCACTACAAAATGGATTCTATCATCGAAGAAGTTGAAACAGGAAAAATAAAATCCTGGGATCACAAGACAACTACAGAAAAGTGGTTTAACGACACTCGATGGGATAATGAGTACTTCCTATCCATCCAGAATGGAACTTACACTCATTGTCTTTACTGTCTCTTTCCTATCGAACAAGTTCTTGGCGTAGAGTTCTGCAAAGTAGGCTTTGGATTCCTTGAGAGAGGTTCTCGAACTCGCTCTGCAGGATTCCACGTAGGGATTAGACACATCCCTGCCTACAAAACTCCTGAGCAAATGAACAACTGGCTTTGGGTAGTTAATGACCTAGTTGACGACATCGAAAGAGACATGGATCGTCTTTTTCACTGTAAAGAAGGTGATCCTGTCATGCAAGCTTTTCGTCTAAACCCTAAGTCCTGTACAAGTTACAAGGGCTGTCCATTTAATGACTTCTGCCTATCGTGGCAGAATCCACTACAAAGATGTCATCAACCTGAGATAGGATTTAAGGTCGAATTCTGGGATCCTAGAAACGTGCCAACAACTGTTAAACAAAACTTGGAGTGGCCAAGATGATAAGAGGAATAGTTCCAGGAGCTGTAGATTGGAGATACATAGGAGCTACGCTTGCAGAAGTAGACGGCGATAATCAGATAGAGTTCTTCAAAGCTTTTGTCAAAGAATGCAAGTCGTGGGGAACTAATCTCCAAGTTGAAATGCAGCTAAGCTACATTAACAGGGCTCTAACTACAGAAGAGAGAAAAGTCCTCTCAATGATCTCATTTGAGGAGTAGAATGGCATACGATTACAAATCTGAACTAGCTGCTGTCAAGAAATATTATGAGGGTGATCCTCTTCAAAAACGCTTCAGCGCCCTCATCTGTGGATCAATAGGTTCAGGTAAGACCTTTCTACTTAGGACTGCCCGCAAACCTATACACATAGATTCTTTCGATCCAGGAGGAACCAAGGGCCTCAGGGATCTCATCGAGGCTGGTGATGTAGTTGCTGACACCAGCTATGAAGCCGAAGATCCTTTCAATCCTACAGCGTGGGAAAGATGGGTAAAGCGTACTGAGCTCCGCTTCCAAATAGGTTACTTTAACCACTTCGGAACTTACGCTCTCGATAGTTCAACGAAGTGGCAGGACGCAGCTATGAATTTCCAACTCAAGGGCGCAGGCCGTATAGGTGGAACTCCTCAGCATCGTCATGACTATAATCCAGTCAAGATAACGATGCAGAACTATATAACAAAGTTCATGAACCTTCCCTGCGACTTCATCTTCAATGGGCACTTTCGAGAAGATGAAGAAATCATAGCTGTTGACACTAAAACTGGAATCGAGCGCAAAAATGTCGAGTACCGTTTCCTAACCATCGGTCAGGCTTCAGTAACAATCCCTCTCATGTTTGACGAGATCTATGTTCTTCAAACTTCACCCTCCTCGGAAGGACTCAAGCGAACCCTCTTGCTTGAATCTCAAGGCAAGTATCTTGCGCGGTCTCGGCTGAGAGCTAATGGCAAATTAGATACAGTCGAACCAGCTAACATCAAACATCTTCTTAAGAAAATAGGAATGCCTTACGAAGATAAACCGAAACTTTCATTCGACTTAGTCGAAAAGGAGACAAGATGAACTTTAGAAAATTAAGTATCTTCACTACCTATGGAGGAACTTATTCTTTCAAAGATGTAGAAGAATTCAACCAGAATGAGACTGTTATTACTTTCAGATTCAAAGCTCAATCCGATGGAGAGAGTAAGAAAGCCACATTCTTTGTATCAAACGTAGCTGGTTTTACTGTCTTGGAATAATCAACTAACCTTATAAGGAGGAAAAAATGTCACTTTCTGATTATTCAAGTAAGGAAAAAGAGATTCGCAGCACTCCGGAAATGAAGATCCTTCCTAAGGGATCTGAAGTCCATGCCAGAATCACCTTCGTGGCTGAAGGTATAAGTGATAAGGAGGATTACAACGGTGCCAAGTGGCTTCGTTTCACCTTCGACGTGCCAGATGATCCTATGGTAAAAGAGTTTGGGGACTTTCTCTGGGATCCTCTTACCGAGGACAAGATTCTGAATCAGAAGACTGTCCAGCGAAACAGAGATAAGTTCAATAGATTTACCAAGTGCTTCGGCATCGACCTGTCCAAGCCCTTTTCCTGGGGAGATGATATTCCAGGAAAAATGGGCTGGGTTATCCTCGGACAGCAAGAGGATGACTATGGGTTGAAGAATAATGTGACAAAGTATGTTCTAGGACAGGGAGCTCAACAGGCAACCTCTCTCGACGAGGACGGTCCCTTCTAAACCTTTACCAGGTTGCACTTAAAACTATCGGGAAGCTAGTGCGAAAGGATCTATCGAGCCTGGCAAAGTTCCACTAAAAATTAATTCATCTTTGGAGACTCTATGAAATATGAGTGGTGTAAACTCAAAGTTGAAATTTATAAAGATCTGAAAGGTGAGTTTCGTTGGAGAATAAAAGCTCGCAACGGAAAGATCCTTGCAGATAGTGGAGAGGGATACAAGAGGATTGGCGCGGCTTTTCGTGCAATAAACTTACTCAAATATGCTTTTTGGGATATCAAGGAGGTCAAATGAAAGTTCTTATTCTAGGGATTGACGGTTACATTGGCTGGTCACTTGCTCTTCATCTTCTCAACAAAGGCTATGAGGTGGTCGGACTTGATGATAATTCTAGGAGATATAAAGTAAAGAAATTAGGAGGAGATTCTCTAACTCCTATTCCTGCATGGGTAACGAGATCAAGAATCCTCAAAGATACCTTCAGGAACTATTATGGATCTTACCATCTTACTCTTGGAAGAGATGAGTATGCGAAAGTTCTTGATGCCATCTTATTCAACAAGCCAGATGCTATAGTCCATCTCGCTGAACAGCCTTCTGCCCCATACTCAATGCACAGCGCTGAGCTCGCATCCTTAACTCAACACTACAATGTTATAGGAACTTTGCAACTTCTCTGGGCAATGAGAGAAGCCTGTCCAAATGCACACTTGATCAAACTCGGAACGATGGGAGAGTATGGGACGCCCAACTGTGATATACCTGAGGGAAGAATTCCGGAGAAATGTATAGGAACTGGAGAATATACAGGAAAATGTCCTATGTCTGGCCTCTTGTTTCCTCGTACAGCTGGTTCCTTCTATCACTTATCCAAGGTAATGGATACTCTAAACATCGAGTTTGCTTGCCGGATCTGGGGCCTGCGCTCTACAGACATCATGCAAGGTGTGGTCTTTGGTCTAAACGAAGTAGATAAAGATGAACTTCTAACCCGCTTCGACTACGACGAGTGTTTCGGCACAGTCATTAACAGATTCTGCGTCCAGGCTCTCATCAACCATCCTCTCACTATCTATGGAGCAGGTGGCCAGACTCGTGGTTATCTTCCTCTCAAAGACTCCCTCCAGTGTTTAACCCTTGCTATCGACAACCCTCCTGCAAAGGGCGAATATAGAACTCTAAATCAATTCGAGAGTACTTACTCAGTCAACGCACTAGCCAATGAAGTCATAATGGCTGCTATGGACCTGGGACTGAAAGTTGATAACAATCCTATCTCTAATCCTCGAGTCGAGGCGGAGGAGCATTACTACAATCCTGTGCATCAAAAGTTATTTGACCTGGGCTATGTCCCAACTACCGACATTCGTGGAGAGATAGCTAAGCTTCTCAAACGTCTCACTCCTTTCAAATCTAGCATCAGACGTGAAGTAATTCTACCTACTATCACCTGGAGATAATCATGAATGCTCAAGACTTCGATAACGTAGTAAATGCTGAACACCAAGCATCTTGCACACTCCTATTGTCAAAAGCTAAGGAGTATGCTGGAGAGGATCGTCTCGAGAACTTTAAGCAAGCTGCAGGAATGCTCGACATTAATCCTGCCCAGGCTCTCATGGGAATGCTTGTAAAACACTTTGTCAGCGTAGGAAAGATGTCTAAGGATCCTACTGCTTATCCCATGGATAAATGGGATGAGAAACTTAGAGACATAAGAAACTATACCTACTTACTCAAAGCAGTTTTAATTGACTGTGGAGTTGGAAAATGACCTGGGACTCTTACTTCCTCTCTATCTGTGAAGCAGTAGCTTCAAAGTCGCCTTGTCTCTCGCGTCAAATAGGGGCAATTATAGTCAAGGACAAATCTATTGTCTCTACTGGCTTCAACGGCCCTCCGAGAGGAATTCCTCACTGTGGATATGACAGAATACATAAGGATGAAACATTAACTAAGTTCTTAACAGAAGAGAACTTAGCTAAGTTTGCAACCACTTGTCCTCGCAAAGTCCTCGGTTATTCCTCTGGGACTCACATGGAGCTTTGTCCAGCTCAGCACGCTGAAGAGAATGCTGTAAGCAATGCAGCTAGGAATGGAGCATCAACTATTGGATGCATCTTATACCTCAACTCCGTCATTCCTTGCTCTAAGTGCTTCGGTACTCTCATCAATGCTGGAATTGTTGAGATTGTTTGCACAGAGTGCAAAACCTACGACGACGCCACAAAGTTTCTAATCACCAACTCTCCAATAGTTATCAGGAGCTTTCAATGAGATCCGAAGACTATCGCCCCAGATTTTCTTTTGAGATCACTCAGGAGCAAAAGGATCGAGCAGATAAGATTCTTGAAACTCATGGACTTCGTAGGGCCATATTCTCGAAAGTGCTAGATGATATTCTGGACATGATCGAGTTTAATGGCCCAGGCTCTATCGGAGTACTTCTATCAGGAGCAGTTAAACCAAGAGAAATCATTAGAACTATGTATGAAGCTGAATTAGAAGGAGGAAACAGTGGCAAATCTTGATGATCTCGGCTTCTCTTCTATCACAGACAAATCTACTGACGAGGCTCTCGAAACCATCCGCCGTATTCGCCAGGCTCGTCTAACTAAACAAACACCTCAAAAATCGGCCAAAGCGATTAAAACTTCGTCCAAGAAACCTAAAGAACTAAACCTTTCCTCTGAACAAGCTGAAGCTTTGCTTAGGAAACTTACCGGAGAATAATCTTATGGCAATTGAAGTTGGCAGAGTAGCTATGGTTCCAATGTCTTCAATTATTGTTGGCGAACGCTTTCGCCATGTAATGGGAGACTTAGATGGATTTGAAGCTAATTTGAAGGAAAGAGGCCTTATTCAGCCTTTAGCTGTGAAGGATAATAAAGATGGTACTTACACCCTTCTTGCTGGCGGCAGACGTTACTCAGTCCTTTCTAAAAACAATGTTGAGGAAGTACCAGTACGAATCTTTGAAGAAGATCTGGACGAGCTTGGTATGCTTGTAATTGAACAGTCTGAGAATCTTCACCGAAAGGATATGGAATACTATGAATTTGATGCTCTTGCATACAAGATTCATACTCTTCAGAAAGAGCGTCTTGGTGTCAAAGCTCCTGGTCCAGGGAGCACTGGATGGTCTGTGGAAAACACAGGAGAGATGATAGGGGTTTCGCAAGGCGCTGTCTCCCAAGCTATTGCGCGTGCTAAGGCCCGTGAAGCGTATCCAGAACTCTTCGAGGGTTGCAAATCAGCTTCTGATGCGACCAAGGTGATGAAGAAAGTATCAGAAGAACTTATCAAGGAAGCTATCGCCCAAAAACTTGCAACTCAGTCTACTGAAACAGATATTCGCAAGCTTGCCGACCGCTACATTATTAAAGACTGTTTCAAAGGGATCAAGGAAATTCCTGATGGAATAACTCACTTAGTTGAAATAGACCCTCCTTATGCAATTAAGTTGACTGAGCAGAAAAAGAAAGATGGAGAATCAAAGTATGTTCTGGACAATTATAATGAAGTGGATGTCTCCTTCTACATCGATGGCTCGCCAGATCCTCAGCACCCTTGGAGAGGAATAAAAACCCTCTTCAAGGAATGTTACAGGGTTATGGCCCAGCACTCTTGGCTCATCTGCTGGTTTGCTCCTCATCCCTGGTTTGAACAGATATACCTGGCTCTACGTGAAGCAGGATTTGGCACAACTAGGATGTGCGGTATCTGGACAAAAGGCACTCCAGGCCAATCTATGAATCCTACCATTAGGCTTGCTAATAGCTACGAAATGTTCTTCTACGCCTGGAAGGGTTCACCGGTCCTCAACAAGGCTGGACAAGGTAATGTTTTCAACTTTTCTCCAGTCCCGGCCAATCAAAAAGTACATCCAACAGAACGTCCCATTGAACTAATGGAGGATCTTTATGATACCTTTGCATTTCAGGGATCTCGTGTACTTATTCCTTTCCTGGGTTCTGGTAATGGCTTGCTTGCTGCTCATAAGCTTGGTATGCAAGGTATTGGGTTTGAACTAAGCAAGAGTTACAAGGACTCATTCTTGGTCAAAGCTAATGCTTTGCTTCAGAAATAAGTTTCATTAATTTTTAATGAAACTTTTGGAGGTTAGCTCGTGAAAAGAACCTATGTCCATCCCTCTGGGCCTAGAGAAGCTAAACTTGGCATCTGTGGCGAACAGCCCGGTGTTCATGAAGTTCGTGGAAACCCTCCTCGTCCCTTCATAGGCCCAGCAGGACAACTCCTGGATGAATGCTTGGCGATGGCCAAGATTCTTAGACGTGACCTATACTTCACCAATGTAATCAAGGACTTAGATAATCCTCTTTCTCACTACATCAATCTAGATTTCAAGAAACAGAAATATGAGATATTTGGAGAAGGCCTTGAGTACATCAAAGAACTTAGGGAGGAGCTCTCAAAACTGCATCTGAATGCTATAGTTGCTTTTGGCAATGTTTCACTTATAGCTTTAACTTCAAGGATGGGGATAAGTAAATGGACCGGCTCAGTTCTCGAATCAACACTAGTTCAGGGACTAAAAGTCATTCCAGCTCCCCATCCTGCAACAGTGCTTCCTCCAAAGTTCAACTTCCTCAACAAGCCTTTAATCTGTGAAGCTCTTTCAAAAGCAGATAACGAATCTAAGTTTCCAGAAATTAGGAGAGAAGAAAGAGAAGTGTATACAGAGCTGCCATTTGAAAGATGTGTCAAGGCACTTAATTATTGTTACGAGCTTGGAATGCGCGGCCAAACTATCTCTTTCGACATCGAAGTTATTAATGGGGAAGTTGATTGCTTCTCTCTCGGCTGGGATGTTCATCGCTCTGTTTCAATTCCTCTCAGACATTCCCAAGGGAATTACTTCAATCCTGAGCAAGAGCTTGAAATAATGAGGCTTCTTGCAAAGATTATTCAGGAGGAAAGGATAACCAAAGTAGGTGCCAACATCATATTTGACTTACAGTTTGTATTTCGCAAGTACGGTATTCGTCCTCGTGGTACTATCCACTGTACACAGATCGCTCAGAAGATCCTGCTTCCTGACTATCCTGCTGGACTGGATTTTGTTACTCAGTCTTATACTGACATTCCTTACTATAAAGCAGATGGTAAGGATTGGATGAAGTTACCGGGATCTACATCTTGGCAAAGCTGGTGGGAATACAACGGGATGGATGCTATAGTCCCTATCGAGGCTTTTCCTAAGCAATATAAATTGCTAGAAGCTCAAGGAAACCTCCAAACCTATGAACGCCAGAGAAAACTCATTGAACCTCTCATCTACATGGGAGAGAGGGGAATAAGAGTTGATGTCCAAGGCATGCTAGCTTATGAAGAAGAACAGCGAAAAGAACTTGAAGCGCTAGCTGAGGAACTTAACAGGGAAGTAGGGCATGAGATAAACTACAATTCTCCTCAACAACTCATGAACTACTTCTATAAGGAGTGTAAAATAAAGCCTTATAAGAAGAGAGCTGCCGAGGGAGGGTCTCGTGACACAACTGACATTGATGCTCTCAAGCGCATCTTCAGACTTAATGTAAAGGGTTCAAGGGCAGCTCGTCTTATGCTTGATATAAGATCCTTATCAAAACGTATTTCAACTTATCTCAACATAGGAAAGGTGGATAAAGATGGACGCTATAGGTCGAGCTATAAACCAGTTGGTGCCGAAACTGGACGGTTGTCGTCAGGTCAAACTATCTTTGGTACTGGAGGGAATCAACAGAACTGGCCGCATGATCTACTTCGTTTCTTCCTCGCAGACGAAGGATATATCTTCTACTCACTTGACTTATCTCAAATTGAGAACCGTATTGTTGCTTATGTTGGAGGAGTTATTTCACAAATCGAAGCTTTTGAGCAAGGAATAGACCTCCACAAAATGACAGCGAGTGTAATCTTTGGAAAGCCTTATGATGAGATCTCATCCCAAGACGGTTCGTCAACTTTAGGCGACGGCCGGCAGTCTGAAAGATACTGGGGAAAGAAAGGTAATCATGCTGTAAACTATGATGTAGGATATAAGAAATTTGGCCTAGTCAACGAATTACCTGAGGCTGAAGCTAAATGGATTCTTGAAAAAATCCATAAGGGTTATCCGCAGATTCGTGGAGGTTATCACGCTATTGTTCAGGAGATGCTTAAGAAAGACAGAACTGTGACTAACCTCTATGGAAGGAAAAGGCTGTTCCTAGGCCCAATATTCCCTGACCGGAATACTCCAATAAGTCAATGTGAAACTACCTATCGCGAGGGATATGCCCAGATTCCTCAATCAACTACTGCCGACAAAGTCAATGAATACGGAGTTGAGTATGTGTACTACAATCAAGAAGACTTTAGACACGTCGAACTATTGTGCCAAGTTCACGACGCTTTAGGTATTCAAATTCCTCTATCCTGTCCCTGGACATACCATGCTGAGGTAATTCTAAAGCTTAAGAAATCCCTCGAATTACCTCTTACCTGGCACAATAGAAAGTTTGAAACACCTGTTGACTTATCTATTGGTCTCAACTTATGCAAGGAGGACATGATTGAGTATAAGAGCAAGTCAATCCCTAACGGAATTAATGAGCTTGCAGAAAAGCTCGAAGAAGCATATAGAACACTCAGGAGCCCAGGTTCGTCTAAAGGAACCCCTTAGTAAATGTTCTAAATGCGGAGGAATAGACCACTGTAAGGACGGCTTATGTCTACAGTGTAGACACATAATATATCAGAAAGGAAGATATCATGAACTTCGAAGAGCTAGAAAAGAAAGTAATTAAGTGGGGAGAAGACAGAGGAATCTATGATCCTTTCAATGGCTCTTGTCCAACAGCACAGTATGAAAAGCTGATGGAAGAAGTAGAGGAATTAAAGAATGCAATAGATGGAGTTAAACTGCCAGAATTGGTAGATGCTATAGGTGACATAATGGTAGTGCTTACTCATATTGCAAAGCTGGTCGGCACAGACCTTTTCACCTGCTATTCTGCCGCTTACCTTGAAATAAAAGAGCGTAAAGGAAAGATGGTCAATGGAATCTTTGTCAAGGAACGATAATCTCATGCTCAGGGTGAAAGATGTCAGAACGGAATTTAACAGATTGGATAGACGGCTTTATGCGTCTAACGGAAAACAGCGAGCCACCAACTCTTTATCGCAAATGGTCTGCGATTTCAACTATTGCATCAGCTCTCCAACGTAAAGTAAGGATCAATCTTGGACTGTCTCTAACAATCTATCCAAACTTCTACATAGTTCTAGTAGGCCCAAGTGCTACAGGAAAAGGTACAGCTATGTCATATTCTTATGACATAATTAAGGAAATTCCTGCTATACGAATAGCAGCTCAAGCAACCTCACTCCAGTCTCTCATTCGTAGAATGAAGGAGAATAATCTAACCGATGTAGATCCTTTATCTGGTCGCCAACAGTATCATTCATCTATGACCATCTTTTCTGAAGAGTTTACAGTCTTTCTAGGTTATAGAAACATGGAACTTATGGCAGCTCTCTGTGACTGGTTTGACTGTAAAGACAGATGGGTCTATGACACGATTAAGAGGGATCGCGAGGAAGTTGTTGGCGTCTGGGTTAATCTACTTGGCGGCACTACTCCTGACAACATTCAGAGTTCATTTCCTATGGAGGCTATCGGAGGTGGACTCACAAGCAGAATCATCTTTGTGAATGAAGAGAAGAGAGGAAAGCTCGTTATATTCCCTGCAGCAACTGCTGCGGAAATTGAGCTTCAGCAGTACCTTATAAATGATCTAGAGCAGATCTCTTTACTTAGTGGCCAAGCTAGATTCACAGAAGGGGCAATGAAGTTCTACGCTGACTGGTGTGTGAAGTCTATCAACAATCCTCCATTTCAAGATAGAAAATTCGACGGGTATAATGGGAGGAGGAGAAGGCATCTTAATGCCCTCTCTATCATCACAAGTGCTAGTCGCAGTAACTCATTAGTAATAACTGAGGACGACTTACAACGTGCAGCTATGTTTATAGAGGAGGTAGAACAGCGCATGGGAACTGTATTCAGAGGCATTGGAAAGTCTAGCATCTCCTCCTTAATAAACGATGCTATGACATTGATAGTAAATTCCTATACCTCAAACGTAGATGAAATTCCTCTTTGGCTATTCACTCGAAAGTTTGAAGGGGATGCTGATAAACCTACCCTTGATAGGATCATTCAAACACTTGAAACAGCTAAATACATAAAAGTCATCAATAGACCTCAAGCAGATACTGTGCTGAAGATACTTCCAAGTTGTATTAAAAATTAATGTGACTTATGAAAATCTTAAAACCAGGTGAAGATCCTAGAGATTGCAAATACTCACTGTTGGAGCATTTATTGCTCTGCCTAACTGCTATTGGACTGTTGCTCTTTCTGTCTGCAGTCTCATCACTTCTCTGCGGAATCCCTCAGTGGATAATCCACCTCTTGAAGTAGCTTTCATTCTAGAATTAGCTTGCTCAAACTCATTAAGCAGTTCTGGATTGTTAGCTACTTCATCAAGATAAGTAATTGCCCTAGCTTCACTATTCTGTGCCTCCATCTTCATCCACAGTGTCCTATGAGGCATATCTGCTGTTTTCTCAGCAAACACTAATCTGTCCTTCAATCTATCATAAACCTGCTTGTCTTCAAAACTCCTCATATACCTTTCAATACCTTCTCTATCAGGCATATACTTTTTTCCAAACAGTTCAATTTCATTCTTAGACTTCTTCTGAAGGTACCCATTGATGAGGATGTCTAGTCCATTCCTTTGCAAGAATCTATCGAATGCCACTGTTTCATTAGCTTTCTCAATGGACTCTCCAAATCTTGTGTATGGGTTAGTAAGGCCTATAAACCTCCTAGTGATAGGAAGCCTACTAAGCATCTCTGTTAAATACTTATCCCTATCATCCTGAGGCATTTGCCCAAAGATTTGATTATATCCTTCACCCAAGATCTGAGCCCATACCGAGTTACTTGAAATCATCTCACTCATTGCAACCTTGAGCCTTTCAGGAGACAGTCCAGTGATCTGTCCTAAATCAATAAGAGCTTGAGGAGTATCAGGACCAAACTCAGCTTTACTCTTAGGATACTTAAATACTTCTTCATCTCTCCTAATCTGTTTCATCTTGTAAAGATCATAATTTGCAAAGTACTCAAGAATAGCTGCTTCCAATGGAGGAGCACTGCTAAGATCAACTGGTGACATGTTCTTAATAGATTCAAAAGTTCCCTTTACGTCAGCTTCTTCTCCCATTAACTCATCGCTAGTAAATTCGAAGAACTTCTTAAGTGCCCTTACTGAAGGATCTAGAGGTACCATCAAGAATGGATAACGCTTCTGTCCACTCTCATCTTCAAATCCAAAGATGTCGCCTAGAGGGATAACTAAGCTATTCTGTGTTCTATAATCCCCTTTCAACTCTTTCATAGTTTCAGGCGCAAGCTTCTTCGCAGCTATATAAAGCCCAGCTATTGCGAGTGCAAACTGACCAAGTTTCCACCAAGCTTTCTGCGCATTACCTCTCTTTGTATTAAAGGCTCGCGCGAAAGTTCTGACGCCCAAGACAGATGCATTGAGATATGGAACTCCTTGATCCAACAACTTTATCATCCACCCTCCTTGAGCAAAGTCCATGTAATCTCTAGCTGCATACACAGCATCCTTCATCATCTCTGGATCTTTTCTAGCCTCTTCTAACGTCACTCCATTTCTCTTTGCAGCATTGATGAGACTTCTTCTCATTATAGCCAGCCTAGTCATAACCTCTGAAGTCTCATTAAGATACCCAATAGCATTTATTACATTGTCTAGTGCATCATCTACTTTTAACCCTCTCTGAAATGGTCTACCTTGGAGAACTAAGAAATCCATCCCTCCTCCATATTTAATATAGTCCTCCCACCAACCACTTCGAGTGAGAGCATCTTTAGAGACTGCCACCAGATCTTCACCAATCTCGGCACTAAACTTTGGAGCACTAGCACTATAAACGGGTCTCCACTCACCTCCTACAAACTCTCTAGCTGCAAACCAAAGATGTAACATATCCCTTGGTATGTTAGCTAATGCAAATCCAGGATCAATCCCGGTTGCAAATGTCCTAGTAATTGGAGACATAGTAACCCACTTAATTATCCTCGCTGCTCTCGCAGAAATCTCTTTCGAGTTAACTATCCACTCCTTTGCAAAGCTAGGCTCCATCCAGACTGTTGTCCTATGTCCATTGTCGTAGACATAAGTTGGCACCCATCCCTTGGGTAGCTTCTCAGCTTTCTCTGAATAACCTTTAGATGTTTGGCCCAGCGCCAAGTCAATTTGCTTAAGTTGGTCTATTGAAGCTTGCTTCAAACTTATGTGTTTTCCAGTAGCTTTAAGTACTACCTCTTTCATCTCATAATCTGAGATGCCTTGCTCGAGCCTCTTAATCTGGATTGAGTTGTTAAGAGGGCCTCTCTTATTCGGTTGCTTTTCAAGATCTTCAACAGGCCTAATCTTGGTCCTTACGAATGGATTATCTGGAAACGCGCGAGCCATTTCAAGAAGCGTATGATTAGCTTCATTGTTAACTATTCTCCCATAAGCCCGTACCATAGTCTCAAACGCCATCAGTTTCCACGAAGGCTCAAAGATATCTGTCTCGCTTCCTCTTGCAAGCCTTTCAACTCCAGAGTCATATACATTCCTCTGAATATCTCCTACAGTCTGTTCATACTTCTTATCCAAAACTTCTGCTAAAGTCGTAGGGCTATTGATAGTTCCTAATCTTCTATATTTATGAGCTACTAAATCTTCATACTCCTTCTGTCCTATGAGCCCTCCATCTCTCATATCTTTCACAGTCTGTCTAATAAGGTCAAACCCAGCTCCAACCCTTCCTCCTATTGAACCATCTTCATTTGTGTGATAGAGTTCATAAGCCTTCTCAGGAGTCAGCCCCTCAAGCTCGCCAAAGGTAGCTAGGTACAATCTTGAGCTTTCAGGGTCTTTTCCCTCTGGGAACTTAAACTGTTCAGCTGTCTTATACTTCCCTATATCTACCATCCTCACAGCCATCGCTAAGTTGTCAACTATCTCGGACTCTTTCCTTGATAATCCTCCATAGACTTCTTTAGCAAACTGTTTATAAGTAGCTGTCGCGCGAGGAGTTGCACCCTTAGACAATCTCATGTTGCGAATAACTCTGTATCCAAAATCTCCGTAACTCTCAAATGCCTTAGGGTCGGTAAGAACTTTTTCAATATTTCCAGAACGTTCAACTATTGCACGAACAAGTTCTTCTTTTGTCTCTTTATGTATCTCCTTGGCTCTCATCTTCTTCGCAGCTCGGTCACGAGCCATAGAATCCTTGAATGCTTTAGCTGCCTTCACTGCGGCATTAATGAGTTTGGTAGTGTCTGGACCTCCTGAGTACATATAATGAATAGAGGATTTAGATGCAAGAGGAGCTACATCAAATGAAGGGACTTCCTTTGAAGTTTCATTAAAATTTAATGAAACTTTTTCAACCTTCCCTCCCAACTTCTTCGCCACATTGGAGAGGTCTTGGTCGTAGAGTTTAGCTAGTCCTTCTTTCTTACCTTCTCCCAATGGATATCTCTGTAGTTGCATCTCTCCAGTTGTCCAGGCTACCTTATCATAAACTTTTCCCTGAGGATTATCTCCAAGAGCATACTGAATAGCCCTCTTCATCCCTATCTCGCGAAACCTCTTGCGAAGATACTCTGGCATCAACTCTTGATTTTCTTTAGTAGGTCCCTGAAGCTCTTCAATGAAGAGGACTTCCTCAGCCTTGTAAGGAAACTTCTTACTCAATGCTGTTGAGTAGCGATCATCCATCCTCAGTCGAACGACAGGATTTTTTATATCTGAGTAATCAGGGTGACCATCCTGCCATTTATATCTCAATGGTCTAGGCCATTCACCTACTTCTCCTTCAGCTACCCACTGTTCATAGGAAAGATCTTCACTATAAGGTTGAATGTCTATCTCTGGAGCTGTCACAAATAACTCGACATAGTTTTCTCCTCCTGGCTCTACCCAAGATCCGTATTTAGTAGTGTCCTCCAACACTCCTTTTGAAATCCAAGAATCCCATTGATAAGGATCAATGTCCCTCTCTGTCAAAATTTCGTTAGTTAGTTGCCTAAACTGTTCCGAGTCCTCAGGAATTCCTAAATCCCTAGCACTTCTTTCTATCTCAGTTCTTACTCTCTCTAATTCATTCCTTGTAGCATAGTCCATCTCTCTACTAAGAATCACATCCTCAAATTTAACAGTCCCTTCTTCAATCTTTTTAAGCACCTCAGCTTTGTCATAAACTACATCATCTTTAAGCATAGCCTCTAAGTTGAGATTATTCCACTCATCTGCAGTTCCACCTTTTCTTAGAGTAGCTTTGATTTGCTTTCCAGTTGCTTTATTTCCAAGCTTCTCTTGTGCGAAGCCCTTTAATTGAGAGTACCAGCCTCGAAGAGTTGTAGTAATCTCCTTCGTACTAGGTCCTCCAGCTCTCATCATCTGCAACTTGCCACGGTCAACTCTTTTGGCCCAGACAGCTGCTTCACTAACAAGCTCCTTAAAATCATTAAAGCTTTCCTCTGCTTCAGCAGCTGTAGGACTGTTTAAGTCAAACCAAGGTTTGAGTTCATCTGCTCTAATTGCCAATGTGCTAAGGAAGTCCCTAGTTTTTCCTATCTCACTCTCTCCTCCATTGAGCCAATGGTTTACATCTGTTATTAAACTCCAAGCTGTTGTGGTAGGGTCTTTGCCAGGACCTGCGCCACCAGAGGTTAACAATTCTTCAAAGCTCCCAGCTACCGACTTAGACCTCCTATAATTCTCAATCATGTTCTTGGTAGCTGCTGACTCCTGTCTAAACACACTTTCCTCGTTACCAACTATTTCGGCAGGCTCTGGCGACCCAGTCTCAGTGTCTATATCCTGAAACTGCTGATCCATGAACTTGTCAATCTCTTCATCAGTAATCTGCTCAAAAGGCTTGCCGTAGAACTTTTCAATATCTTCATCTGAGATTTCTGCAATAGCTTTTGCCAGACTCTCAGTAGGAGTTGGCTTCTCCAAAGTTTCATTAATTTTTAATTGATCTTCTGGAGAAACTGGTTTAGGTTTTCCCTCTCCAAACCAATCAAGTTCTGTTTTTGGAGTTGTATTAATTTTTAATTGATCTTCTATAGCCTTAATAGTTTCTGGCGCAGACTCCTTCAAAATATCTGCAGCACTAATTTCTGTCTTCTCTTCAACTTTTGGAGCTTCAGCAGCAGCTTTTCTCTTCTTAGCTCCCTCCCTCTTTATCCTTGCAACTGCTTTATTGGCTGTTTCGACTACTTGAGAAGGGGTTCTAGATTTCTTAACTCTCTTAATCTCTTTACTAGTTTTAGCAATCCCTTCAGTCGCATCAGTTTTGGTAACAAGCTCTGGCGACGGCTCTAGATTCACTACAGGAGGTGGAGCAGGAGGCTCCTGTGCTTGAGCCTTAGCTTCCGCAATAGTAGCAGCCGGTTTAGGAGGCTCAGGGGTTATGTTTCTTGCTCGTGCAAATCTTTGCGCATCCATCTGGGCCTTGAGTACCTTGAGCTTAGCTGCATCTTCAGTCCATCCTTTAGCCATCAGTCCTGCAAAGGTTGTATCTATCAATGCTCCAGCTGCAGCATGCTCCATTGCATCTAAGTCACCTCTATCCATCGCCTGCTTAAATTCAACGGAGTTTTCTATAGCTCCCCTAACAGCCTCTTCTGTAAAGAATACTCTTGAAGCTGTGATTATCCCTTTAGCAGCCCTAGGTAAGTATTTAATAGCCCCTCTCAATGCAAGGTCTATTGTTTTTCCTCCTACTGCTAATGAAGGAAGTGCGCCAACAACTTGTCCAGCAGTCCTCACAACAGACTCTCCAGGTAGACCAGTTCGCTTTGGCTCTTCCTTAAATCCCATAGTTATGGAATTAGCTACACTTCCCATAAACTGGTCTAGGTAGTCCTTGTTAGTGACTACATCAGCTACAGCGCCAGGAAGTTCCTTAATTGTCCTTCCAAGCATCTCAAGTTTTCCTGGAACCTGTTTATCAAGAGGTACTGGCGCCGGAACAGGACGAGTCGAATTCCTGCCTTCAAACAGATCTAACTCGTCCTGAGATTGTGAAGTAGATTGGTTAAAAAGTTCCAATTCATCTATTGGCATATCTGATTTCCTCTGTTGACGCCGGAAGAAGAACCTTACCCTTAGAGTCTCTCAACTCTGGCCATTTAACTGTGTAAACGTAAGTACCTTTATCTATCTTACGTCCAACTATCTCTCCTCCAGCTGCTTCGATCTTTGACCTAACAGCATTGAGCCTAGATCCTAGCACTGCTCTTTTTGTAGCATCAGTTGGGGACATCCCTTCCTTGATATAGCTTTGACTAAGATTAAACACCCCTTCATCAGATGTATCTATTTTATCAATCTCCTTAGTCCAATCTCCTCTGAAGAAGCTTCTCGCGCCAAGCTTATCAAATGCCTCTTTTTCTTCAACTTTCTCCCCAAGTGAGATCCTAACAGCTCCAGCAGCAGCCTTCTTAGTAATAAAATCCATATAGCTACCTTTGAAGCCTCCTCCCTCTGGAGTCTTGGCATAGTTATATTCCCTGATGCTACTCGGATCGTCTGAAAGGACTTTGAATTCGGCTAAGGATCCCTTATATCCTTGCTCCTTAGCATATTCATAGTTCTTCTGCAGCTCCGTCCGCTGATCTTCATTCATCTCTTTAATCAATGCAGTAGCAGCTTTTACCTTATCTACTTCTGTATTAGCAGCTTGTTCTCTCAACAGTCCTTGATAGTAATTCTCCATCACATCTATGTTTCTGGACTTTAACAATCTATCTTGGATATTGCTAAGAACCTGTTGTTTGAACTGTTCACCCTGCAACTTAAGTCCTAGTGCTTGAGTAAGCATCTGTGGATCAAGGCCTGCCAAGTCAGATGCAGATAAATTAGACAGGCCTTGACCAAAAGGGTTTAAGTAATCCTCCATTCCACGACCAGGAGTTCCTTGGCTAGCTCCTCCACCCATCTGAGGTATCCCTGTTTGTCCAGGATTAGGCCCTGCCTCTCCAACTGGAGTTTCTCTTGCAAGGTTAAGGGTAAGTCCCTTGTCAGAAATTTTAGCCTCAGTTCCCGGCATTCCACCTCCAAGGATCTGTTGAAGAATTTTAGAGTAATTCTGTGAGGCTATGTTCTTTGTCAATGCTGCAAGGGTGTTCTTCCCTCCAGTCCCTTGAGAAATATCAGCTCCAGCTGCTCCAAGGAGTTCCTGAAACATCTTATTCCCAAGTAAATTAGTTAACCAATTACCTCCTCCCCCTCCTAACGAAGCATTGGCTTGCTTCTCAGTGAGCCCAAGAGATTTTGCAAAATCTAAATATCCCCCACTTGCCATAAGTACCTCCTAAGAAAATAGTCCACCTATTAATCCAACAGCTGCTCCAATGCCTGCTCCCCAAGGACCAAACATAGATCCAGCAGCTGCACCAGATAAAGCTCCTCCAAGAGCCCCAGCTACTTTTGATTTTTCAGGTCCCTCAGTAGTAGTTGTCATAGCTCCAGTTAAAGCCGCCACTGCAGCTATCGGCCACTGTATTCCTCTGAATTTGAATGTAGCTCCTCTATCAGCTATATCTGCATTATGTACATCTACATCTAAAGATGCTGATATCTCAAGCTTTAGTAGCTGTGCATAAGTATCAACCACACCCTTATTCCAAGTTAAAGTACTTTTCCACCTATCTTCAGCTACAGCTATTAACTTACCTCTTATATCAGCACTAAATCTCGAGATAGCTTTAATCCTATTAGCTTCTATCATAGCTTCTCCTACAACAAATGTAGAGCTCATGACAGAATTAATATCCCTCATTCCTTCTCTGAATCTGGGAAGGGCAACGTTCTCTACTTCATCAGATAAGATAGAAGCCTCTTCACTTATTAAGTTTGCTACAGCTGTCCCATAAACTGTACTACTAAATGCTTGACTGAATATAGAGTCTATATCCAGAGACTTCATGTAAGTAGAAAAATCGGCATATAAAGATGCAATGCCTGAATCAAAGTCTAGACCTCCGAAAGATCCATAGGGAGATCCACCTCCTCCTCCGTAAGCTGCTATAGCCAAATCTATTACAGTATGATGAGCACTTTCAAGATAGTCAGCATATCTATTAGTAATAGTCTGCTTTTCACTACCTCCTCCTCCCATACTACACCTCCAATTCCTTGACTATACATCTGTAAGATTCCTCAAATCCTAGCATAGAAGCTATTTCAAAAGCCCTAACAGCATTAATGGGTTGATATGCTATTAGCCTTAAACACTTAGAGTTTCTTGCAAAAGTCTCAAGAGACCTCATGTTATCTAGCCATTCCTCACTAGATACTTTCTGAAAGGAATACATACATTGGACTAAGAGGTCCCTTTGCCTAGTTATCTTATCTTCAATAATTCTAGTGATAAAGATAGCTTGCAAAACTCTATCTCCGTTGTCTGTGAATCTTATAAAGCACTGGACGTTTTCACAGAGGAGGTCATAGAGAAGCTTTGTAAGATAATCTTGTATGTGGCAGTCTAATACCTTATCAGCATTAACTGCAGCATACTTTATTTGATTCCAAAGAGCTGGGATTTGCATAGATTGGATTCTAATAAACATAAAAGTCCCATTAAAAATTAATTGATCTGTTCACCTTCAAACTCATGGATATGCCCGTGGATTTTGAGATAGTCAATCTCAAGATACTCCCTTTTGTAAGATTTTATGTGAAACTTGAATTCCACTCCATAGCAAGGAATGATAGCTATTCCGCTAGGATTCACTAGAACCCACCTAGACTCTATAAAGGAATCTTTGATAGATCTTCTAGACTCAACCATAGCTTTGAGATCATCAGTGAGGTCAGTACCTATCTCAATCTTGTTAATAGTCTTAGGTTTCCTAGTTCCAAGGTCATAAATGTCAGTACAGATGTTGAACTTTGGAATAGTTATGGCCCCAGTAGACGCCACATACTTTGTTCCATTAACTGTCCCAAAACCTGTGATGTTTTTAGGGCCTTCGCCAAAGCTCTTTGAATCTACTCCATATACATATCCTCTGAATCCATCAGATATGTATAAAATCCTATCAAGGCTGTCCATTGTCAATCTTGGATTAATCATCATTGAAAGGTATTCAGAATAATCCAGCATTTCTAAACCCTGTTCAGTGAGTCTGTAAAGCCTTGAAGTTTTATCTACAAAGAAATGCTCCCGCTCATTCCCTACCACAGACTCTTTACATAGGATCCCTATTCTGTGAATAGTGGCTTTTCCATAAGCATTTCCTTTAGGGCTAAGGATTGTAACTCCGTTATCTCCATAAGCTACAGCTGAAAGATTACCGAGTTTAATAATCTCCCAGACTTCACCTCTCCAATCAAGAGGCATTCGTCCAGCTTCATTATCTTCATGAAGCTCAAAATCAAGGTAGCCTATTCTACTCCACGCAACCCAGTTTTCAAACCCGGGCTGAGCTGTAGGACCTCCTACTATTGACAACTCTATCGGAACATATCCTGCGGAGATTAAGATGTCACCAGCTAGTCTACCTTCTATACTAATTTCTATAGGAATATAGTCTAAAGCAATAGAGGTAGAAATTAACTCTCCGTGGATAGATATAGATAATTCATAAGAATCGCTTTGAAGAGTTACATCTAAATCAGTGTTCCTGGATGCAGAAGGGCTTGTTCCTCTAGATGCTGCAGGAAATATAATGATAGTTATAGGGTCACAAGTTATCACTATATCTTCTACAGTAGTAGGAGCTAGTGTAGAGAGAAGTGTAGTAGGAGCAGCTGTTGTAGCCATCTCCCCTCCTTATGCTATTCTAACTTCTATATCAGCTACAGTAGCTACTCCACCATCATTTTGAGTATAGTCACCACCAAAATCTATAAAACCTACTATCGGATCGTCAGTCGCTGTGTCGTCTATAATGATAGCTCCACACGCCGGCCCTATGGATCCACCAGAAGCTGTCCACTGAACATTATTCCAGGTGACAGAGCATCTATCATTCAAGTCGTCTTCAGTTACAGATATGCCAGCTAAAGTTTTAGCAAACTGTGTATATCCGAATCCGGTAGATAGTTCATAAGCTGACACGTCTGCATAAGTGGCATGAGAATCTTTATTGAAAGAAAATCCTGATGCCATGAGAATTATCTTGAAAGTGTCAGTGGAAAAGTCTATTGCTTTTGTAGCTAACAAATACTTAATGTGATTAGGGGCTTGATTTGCCATCTTTTATTCTCCTTAGTGTCCTAAAGTAGTAGGTGATAATGTTGTTCCAGGACTTACAGTACCTGGCGCAAATACTTTACCAAGTCTAGGATATCCAACTATTACTTGTCCATTTAAGTTGCATATCCCACTACAGACAGGAATCCTTACAAAATCCTCATTAGACGAGTTTTTTGGAGGAGCTGTAGTAGGAGCAGATGTTGTTATAGTATAAGGCCCACCTCCCATTATCGTCTCCTATTCGTCAATGCAGAGGACTTCCCAGAAGCCGTCCTCTGCGCTACGTTGAACAGTTATGCGGCTGTTACTCATAAAAATATATCCGTGAAAGTCAGCCGCTGACCAAGTGTCTTTACCATAGCCTGTTACATCTAACCTCAATACCAGACTCGTACCTACCAATTCGTAAATTCTATTCTTTGTGCAGAGTAAGATCACCTGAGTAAATACAAAGAGCTGAGGATAAGGATACACAATTCCAGGAATTCCAGTTACGTCTATTCTGCTATTGTTTAAGTTCTCAATAGCTTGCAGAACGTTGTCTAACCCAACAGCTCCTTCACAGGTAGTTAGAAACTTAGAATTCCTTGGCATGCGCTTCGAGGGTCTAAGACCTCTAGCTAGTTCATCTGAATTTATAGTAAATGAAAAAGTCCCATCACCTAAGATAGGCATTAGAGCTCTCCATTATTTGAGGAGGTAGATAGACTAGGAATTCTTCTAGTAGGCCTAGGAGCAGACGAGACATCTAAACCTTTCACAGTCAGTAGTCGATCCCTTATAATGGGTATAGATTTTCTCAGAACCTCTCTATAGCTCATCCCTGGATTCTGGCTTTCGATAGATTCTATTACCGATGCTGTAATGTCCTTATGATCGACTAGATCTTTATTCTTTTCAAAAAACTCCTTCTTAATGCTCATCATTTCAGAATGATTAGCTGCGAGGTTAGCAACTACATCTGGGAGCATGAGAAGGGCTTTCTCAACTGCAAGGTTTATTATTTCAGTTTTTTCTTCTTCAGTTATCACAGCTTTCTCCTATCGTCAATAAACTTTCCATCATACGCTGAATGGTGTTTAAGCTTCTTGTGTCCCATTGAAGGATTCTCGTGAAGCTCTTCCTTCATCTTCTTCTTCTGACTTTCTGTAAGCGGAGACACCTTTGATAGTAGGTATCTCACCTGTTTCCTTGTCCAAGGCATAACTTCCTCCTATTTCCTCCACCTGAGGTACACAATGTCCTCAGCGCTTCTTTTTAATAATCACTGCTAACCTTCCATCTGATCAACTTCAGCAATAACCTGCTCAACAAGATCCATGCCTAGATCTCTGAGCTGATCTATGAGAGTTTCTGAATAAGTTTTCATCATAGGGCGATTTCCAGTCACTATGTAGGTTTGAAGTATAGATGCTTGAACAAGAAGTAGCGGATGAACTTGTGACCAGAAGTTCTCATCTTCATCCTCAATCAAAAACTGAGAATAAAACAAACCCGTTATCTCAAATAGTGTTTCCCTATCTACTGGCACATTAAGTAAGACAGCATTATACTCGTGACTGATTGGAGTTATTATTCCTATATAATCGTCGAGAGAGGCTATCTCAACTGGAGTTTTAATTTCTGGAATTAATCTTGTTAGTGCCGGAGACCAGTATAAAGGAGTCCCATTTACCCACTCTGAAGGGAGAGAAGTAAAGTAGGCAGCGAAGAGGTCTTGGAGTCTCTTCTTCTCAAGCTGGACTCTTCCCTCATCAGTAGTCATCCAGACTTCTTTGACTGCTCTGGCGAATGGAAATCTGATATACCAAGTCCCAGCAGGTTTAATGATAGGATAGGTTCCCCAAGACTTAGTAGTCTCAGTCTTTTTGTCTAGCCACTTGCTCCCTTCATTGATAAAGAAGTCAGCTCCATTATCACTAAGGTCAGCATTTACTAAGTCGTATCGACCAGAGATGTTTCTAAACTGTTCTCTAACCTGAATAAGGTTCATATTCTAATATCCTCTGCCCTGACATGATATAGATTGTCTTCTACTTTTACAACAAAGTTGACTACCCCAGTATGGACTATTCTTATAGAGCATAGACTGGGCATAAAACTATGGCGTAGACCTATCTGGGGAATGCAGTTAACTGGCACAGCTAACCCCTCAAAAGCATGTACGTGATAAGCTTGAATATCATGGTATTTAGGTTCTTTTCTAGCTGCCAGTAATCCTTCTGAAAAAGTCTCAATTACTCCTGTTATGTAGTTTACACTAATCACTCTAAGCCCATGCTGAACTGGACAGCCTGGCCCAGCTGGGCGTCCTACGACTAGATCGCCTTTTTGAATTCCCCACTTTTCAACTATATCAGGTCTGAAAGGGACTATTGATTTCCTTGCAGTGGGTTCTCCTCGAAGAGGGAATAGCTCAAAATTATAGTCCATTATTCACCCCTAAATCTCAAAGGTTTGTCCAATTCTCTGACCACACCAAAGTGGTTTTTCCATCCTATTTCCTTCTTTCCTACACAAATAGTACAGACTCCAAGAGGAGGATTGCCCCTGAGAAATGTCCCTTGAGATGGGTCATAACTTGGTGTATCATCTATTAATTTGTAGAGAAATCGCAGACCAGACCCTTGAACAGCATTGGTTTCAACTATGTCGATAGTTTTAGCCACACTCTTTACACATTCTCTAAATACTTCTTTCTCAGCTTGAGATACTAAATCTCCCTTAGTAATCACAGCTACGTCGGCTGTAGCTATCATTATACTCATCTTGAGTGGAGCATTACTTCCATCTGTAGAGGAAAGAACTACAATCCCTAAACCTTGGTTAATGTAAGGAGTACATCTTAGACATAGCCCAGCGCTTTCAACAATGAGAAGGCTAGATTTTAATCCTTCTGCCCACTCAATAGCATCGGATAGTACCAATATTCCTGCATGGTCAGGACATAAGCTTCCGGAATATACTATCTTTATAGGGACTGAGAATTCCTTATCTTCAAACGCCTTAACTACATCTATCTTCACAATTACTGGAGATAAAGAATGATAGTTAGCCACTATATGCTTTATCACAGACGTTTTTCCGACAGATGGTGGCCCGGCTACTATTATTATCTTCACCTAAGTACCTCCCCAGATCTAATGAACTCTCTGCACTTCATCAGATACTCGTCTATAAGCCTTAGCCTCTCTACGGCTTTACGTTCTGTACCATCAGATACTATTATCTTACTAACAGCTCCATTCTTCATGATGATTCTCTTTCCAGTAATAACTGAGAGGAGAGGATTATGAGTTACGAAAATAACTGCCTTGTTACAGGTTCTTAAAATGTCTATGAACCTGTCTTTGTAAATTCCAGCATTTTCTACTTCGTCTAGAAGTAGGATAGGCGCATTGCTAATTAACACAGCATCTGCGATTAGAAGGGACTTAGTCTGACCACCAGAGAGGGAAGAAATCTTAGATGTTTCAGATATCATTTCTCCAGTGAATTTATTAGCTAAGGATACAACTTGATTAACACCTATTTCACTTCCTCTAGCCTTTGAGTGGATTGAGACAAACTCAGATACTGCAACGTCAGCTATTACGCGCGTATTCTGTGTAATCATAGCTATTGGTTTCTTAGCTGGATCTCTAACCATGTCATTAGGAGGAGGCTGTCCATCTATCAATATTCTACGTTTTGATACTGTGTCCCCTTGAGCTAACACTTCTATATCATTGATGAAGTTAGATTTTCCAGAGCCAGTATTTCCAACTACTGAAACAGTATCTCCTGGACACAAGTTTATCTCATCAAAATTTTCAGGATTTCCACTTTTGTCAATTCCAGGAAGAATTGTGAGTTTCATAAAGTCCCATTAATTTTTAATGAAACTACAGGGTGAGAATCGGCCAGAAACTCACCCTGTAGCTCCTACGCCGGAGGTTAGCTAGGGCGTAAGCTTGTTATCAAATCCAACTCCGTTCAGGATTGCACATTTCTGAGCAAGCCCAAACTCGAGTCCACATTCAGTAATGTACTCACTTTCATCTCCATCGAGGTGACCGGAGCTGTCTTTGTATTCCTTAAACATAGTGTCATCGATGTACCTGTAAGTGAGTTCCTTAGGCTCCAGAATAACCATCATGTTACGAGTAGTAGCATCATGGCTGAAGAGGGGATGAGTCTTCATGTGGAGCGTTCCAAAAGGAGTAATCCACGTAAGGATCTGCATCCCATAAGTTTTCTGTGCAGGCTGGAGATTGACTTGTCCACCAGTCATGGCCAGTGCATCAATGCCAAGAAGGGCACCAGACCCTACAAGAGCCAGCTTCTCATTCGAGCCATAGCGGAAGATCTGCTCAAGCATGGCCTTGAACCACGTCTCACCACTGGTAGTCCAATCTGCACCAGCATAAGTGGGATTCAAGGTATAGTCGTCGCAGTTGGCTGCCGCATAGGTACGAATGAAGTTAATAACTCCCATAGTCGTACGCTCCGGCTTACCGTTATCTCCAGTGAGCTCAGTTCTGATACCCCAGAGGAAGGCAAGCTCCATTTCCCAAGAATGCATCTCGAGAGCTTCAGCTTTTGCCTTCTGATACTGGTCACCAGTTCTGAGGCGAGTCTTACGAGCAGTTCGAGTCACACTCAGAGGAGTACGGAAGATTTGAGTGTAGTTGTAGACCTTAGTAGGATTGAGAGCGATTGCCTCTGGCATCTCAGATCCCTCAGGATTGATATTGCCGATGATTTTGAAGTTGTCGCAATCACTAAGGTCATGAGCTGAAGAGTTATCGTCATTCTCGAGCAGCTTGACTGCAAGAACAGCGACAGTAGCACCTCTTGCAACGCCAACAACTTTTCCAACTACATCAACACGATAGTCGCTAGCATCCCTGAGAAGAATCTGATGACCTTCCCTAACTCTGTTTCCGTTAGCAGCAGAGATAGAAATGTAGAGAATATCTCCAGAAACTCCTCCAGAAGTGTAGGGAGTAGATAAGTCAGAGGTAGTAAACACTCCATTGACCGTTCCACTCACTGCAGTCTGTTCCTGAGTCCACCAGTTGAACTGAGGATCATCAGTAGATTGAGAACTCATCATAGAAAGCATGGCAGTCAAAGGCGCCATGCCATTAGGATATAGGTACAGAATCTGCTGCCTCCAATTCAGAGGCCTCTGATCAGTAACCCAGTCACCATTACCTCGCATTCCAAGAAACATAGTATCTCCTTTCAAGTTCCATTAATTATTAATGGGACTAGGCTGTAGTAGGTGCTAAGGTTGTAGGAGCAGCTGTGGTTGCAGTAGCAGTTCCAGGAGCTCCAGTTGCAGGGGCATTAGTCTCGCGAATCTGATGCCAGTAGAGACCATCGCTATAAAGGAGCAGTGCATCGCACTTGCCATTCATAACTATGTCTCCCCAGCACTCAGAGTCATTATGATCGGTAATGGTAATAGTATTCACAGCACTTGCGCTGCGAGCTACTATCGAATAAAACCTTCCTTTTGCTTCAGCAACAGGAGGAAGAGTAAGAGTGATAGGTCCAACTCCCTGGGTATAAGGCCTGACGACATAGTCCCTCGTTGTCATCTGGTAACTTGCCCCAGGATCGATGTACTTATCAGGACACTCTCTGTACTGTTGCCTTTCATTCTGTTCAAGTCCCATAAGTTACCTCTCCAAAGATTTGTTCATTGCCTCTATTTGAGCTCTGACATTGTCAAGCTCAGGTTCACCGCTAGGTCTGCCTACACTTCCACCTTTGGAGGGAAGAGTTGGAGTAGATGGCTTAGTGCCATCTTCCTTAGACCCACCCTTATCACCAGTAGGATTTGGATCCACTTTCTCACTCTTCGGTTTAGGTTCAGTCAGTCCAAGACGTTTTCGCGACTCTATCGCGACATCCTTAAGGATATCTCCCAAAGGACGGTTTGAGTCTTTAGCTGAGATCTCGCCATAAACAGTTTGAACGACCTTAGGGAAGGCTCTTAGATCTTCATTAGCTTTATAGAATTCCTCACCAGTCCTTTGCATCTCATTTAGCATTCTTACATGACTGCTTATCAAGGAAGGCAACTCTCCAACAATAGTATTTCGAGTATCAATCATGCCTTTCTTGTAGACTTGGTTGAGAAGTTTATTAAGCTCCTTCGGATCACGAGTAGCTTCGTCGAGATCAAGATCGCCAACAAAGTCCTGGTCGTCAATCTTTGGTTCACCTGAAGAAGTTTCAGCTTTCTCCTCAGGCTTGTTCTCGGATTTCTGACCTTGACTTTTTAGCAAAGCTATCTCATTCCTAAGATCTTCAATTATCTTGGTAAGATCTTCAGGTTTAGACTCTGGTTTAGATTCAGAAGAATCAGGTTTAGATTCAGAAGATTCATTAGGTTTAGAATCTTCTTTATCTTCAACCTTTTCCTCAGTCTTTTCTTCTGGAGAATTGTCAGAAGGAGATTCCTTAACGGGATCTTCTTTAACTGGTTCTCCGCTCAAAGACTGATTCATTAGTTCTAGTTCTTTTATAAGATCCTGAGTACTCATTTGCTAACCTCCGATTTAGATTTAGCCCTTTCATCTAAGATTTCCAGAAAAGTATCTGGAAGGTTAAGTAGATAGTTTACAGTATCTACACATCCTGCTATGTAGCCTAGATGCATTAATACTGAAGCAGTTGAAGGATTATTAAGTTTTGAATCGTTCACTATTTTACTTTGGTCTCGAGTGAAACCCTCTTTCCAGGATTCGAGTTCTCGAACAATATCTTGCCAGAGAATAGATTCCTTAAATTCTTCAATTTGGTTCTTAGTAGCGTTGATTACTATGGATTCACTGAAGTTTTCCATACAAGATCCATTAAAAATTAATATGTCTTATTGCATTCCAGATTGAGCCGCAGGTATCATGTTCCCTGCTTCAACCTGTCTAGCAACATCTTCATCAGGCATTACAGATGGATTAACTTGATTCAAGTTTCGTCTAAAATCTTCAATGTTTTTAGCTCCAAGCTGCTGAGCTATATGCATGAAGATTCGAGTGACATCAAACTGTTGCATTAGTTCAGGGGTCGTACCGATGATCTTGAACATCTCTATCCACGCGTCAGAGAAGTTTCCTCCAGGGATTGAACCATCCCTTATGATGAGATCGTAGTTTATTGCTAGGTCGTAAGGAGTAACAGCAACACTCCGTTTGTTTCCATAGGTTGCAACTAACTGATCCCTGTATCTCCCAGCGATCTTTACAAAAGTCTCCTCTTGCATATATTGCTGAGTTCCTACTGCAAACATAGTGCCTACGTCCTGCATGAACTGCATTCCTACGATTTGAGCAAGACGCTGCATACGTCCCATAGCACTTCCACGAGTACCTTGGAACTCTCCCATGGTTAGACGCTCCGGACCTCCAGTACGGAGAGTTCCAGACATTGAAGCATCTGCGCCACCCAAGCGATCCATCCACTGAGTGATGTAGGTAGAGTCAGATATGTTGAGGCGAGTTATGTCTTGAACTGCAAGTTGAGCAACTGCATCCTTTACTCCGTGGCCCCAGGCTGGGCGCCGCATCCTCACGAGTTTACCTGGTTTAGGATCCTTGAGATCCTCTATATTGACTAAGAAGGGATCAACCACGAGCATGTCATTAATAGCTTTTCGTACATTAGATATGTGAGAGTTGAAAAGAAAGTCTAACGTATGCTGGAGACCGTAGAGAATTTCAAGCCTCCCGATAGGAGTGATTGAGTATCCATCAAACTCAGGAGATGCAACTGCTATAGGATACATTCCGTGATTGTGTTCAGCTTGTTCACACCTAATAATCACATCGTCTGAGGCAAGTTCGAAGTACCACTTTTGAGGAGTCTTGGCCTTGCCCAGTTTCCATTCATCTGGGATGAGAGTGATATACATCTTGATGATGTCTAGATGATTGGTTAGAGTTGTGCTGGATCTAGATAAGTCAGTAGATCCTCCAACCCTTTCCTGGCGCAAACTTTGGTCAAGGGCAAGAGTTGAACGCTTGTCAGTTTTGTTCCTTAGATATCTTACATTGAAGTATCCAGAATTAGGCTCTGATTCCTTAGAAAGAATTGCCATGTAGTTGTTTCTATCTACCCAGCCTACGAACTCACCTTTCTGAATATCAGCACTGCATACGCCAGGGTCAGGAAGCCACATGTAAGGGTCTATGTTGCTTAGTGCATTACCCTCGAAGAGTAAGGAGTTTTCCATAGTTATGCTTCTAGTGTCTTTAATCCCAAATAAAGATTGGACTATAGATCTATGGACAACTGGTTTCTTTCCATACTTGCGCACCCATTCCGGAATTCCAATCCCTATTCCATAGGCAAAAGCGTCTCTAAACACTGTATGGAGGTTGAGAGGAACCTTGTTTTTGCTACAGTGGATTTTGACTAGAAGCTCCATTAGTATGGCGCCTATAGTGTCATTGTCATCTACTCCTTCATACATGAAGATAGGGTCTTGGATATAAGCCATTAGCATATAAGTCATTAGAGCTTCTAGCATTGAATAGGAGTAAGGAAAGACGATTGAGACAGGTTTAGAAGAGTCTTTCTTTCTTATAGCTTCTTCTTCATCCTTTAGAGGGACATAGACAGTTAGTGTTCTGTCTATCTCGTTCCATCTATCAAAGCGTTTAGAGATTTCATTACGAGCTGCTCGCGCCCGCTCCCAGATGCGAGAACGAAGAAAGTTATGGAAGTCACTATCTGGACGAAGGTTGAGTCCAGCAGGATATCTGTAGCCAAGATTATCCCTCAGATCAGCTGAGGAAAGCTTCCATGAATTAGGTTCACCTTTGACTATGTATGGCATTAGATGTATTGACCTCCAGTAGATGTTGTACCGGCTACACTACCAGGAAGATAAGTAGCGCCACCTCCACCTGTATTTATCAATGAATTTGCGATTACGTTGTATCTTTTCCCAGTAGCTGATCCACTAAATGTGAGTCCGGCACATATAATCTGTGCAATGTTATTTGCTAGGGCGAAGCAGTCCGAGAAATTTGGAGTACCAGTTATTGTCACAACTCCATTGGTGACCTCAATGATTCCGCCAATTTGAGCTAGAAAATGCTGAGGAGCACTACCAGAACATGTATAGTTACCCGTGCCTCGAATTCGAGAAGCAGCATAAGCCTGCATATGAGCCAATGCTGTTGCCCCAAACTCCATATTCGACCAATTTACTATAGCGGCACTCGTAGCATATATACCATGACCGCTGGTTGAGACAGTCTTAAAACCCTTGATTTCTACTGTTGCAGCGTTTACAAAAAAGCAATGACTAGTCGAAGTCTGAATCACTACATTAGATGGAGTAGTTGTATCACCTTCAAGTGTTAATGATGAGCTGCCACCCTCTCCTGGAGTTGGCCTGAAATTTGAAACAGCTACAGTTGCTGTAAATGTACCGGAGTTTCCGGCCTTTATTGAGACTTTATAACCGTTAAAATCCAAAGATGCTGCAACATTTACTGCCTTTTGCCAAGTTAGAAATGCACCAGTTGTGCTATTCGATAGTCCGTCATTTGAATCGCTCCCGTCAGTACGAACGTAGTAAGTGCGATCAGCGGATAGTTTTTCCCTCGGCATATAAGCAGCTGCGAGACTGATTACTGCTGCGCCTCCAATCACCTGACGAATCTGGTCTATCAGAATTGGAGAAGTAGCTGTGAGGTTGCCTTTAGTCAGTGCAGGTTCTTTTCCTGCAAGATCGCTGACAAGATTAGTCACATCAGATTCTGATATAGGAGATGTGAGATAACTTCCGGCTGGTTGAAAACCAGTATGACCAGAAGAGGCATAATCGAGATTGGATAAAGCTGCATGATCAGTTACTCCACCTCCAGATGCATCTATCCTAATCTCGTTGCCAGTTTTAGTGCCAGTCAAGTTGTCTCCAAGTTTGATAGAAAAAGGAGCAGCAAAGGAGGCTATTTTTGCTCCTAGAGAATTTAAGAAACTTATTACGTCTATTTGAGAGAACAGCATTAGACTGACCTAAGAATAAGGATTAGTAAGATTAAGAGAATTACGAAAAACTGAATGTAAAACAGTACTTTGTACTTTGGTAAGAGGCTAGCATCAGCTACATGTTTTATTTCGTCTCTTTTAATGTAGCAGAGGGCTGAGTAAGTAGCCCACCTGATCTTTCTCTGGTCGTCATAGTTTGGATGAAGCTCGGCGGCCTCCCTAAGGAACTTGTTATACAAACTTTCTGACACGTCAAAGCCAGCTAGGTATTTAGATAACCCTATAGCCCTGATCTTGTCTGAAAGTTCTTTATCAGGCACAATTCTCATTCTTCAACCTTGTAAAAAGTAGTGCTACCTGAGACAGTTTTCACATAGCCTACTATCTGTCCAGGTAGGAAGGATTTCTTAGTTTTATCCTCAGTCGATTCAAACTGGTAAGATAATCCAGCTGATTTTCTTATAAATACTGAACCAACGTAGTTTCCCTTTACTTCATAGTCACTTAGAGGCCATCCAGATACTGAAGCATCTTCTCCAATAATTATTCTGTTGCAAGCAACAGTTGCAATTACTGGTTCTGGATCACCTATGTCATTTACTGTGAAAAGTGAAGTTCTCATAAAGATTCATTAAAAATTAATCAAACTTATGGCACCGGAGTAGTTGGTGGAGCAGTTGTTGGTGCCAAAGTTGTGTCAGAGAATCGTTCAGATACTGTGAAATTAACTTTCTTCCCGTGTAATCTGACTGTTGATCCACTATACGCAAACGCTTGAAGTGTCCACACTCCTGGCATGTTAAGATCGTTAACGTCTGTGGTGTATAAGATAACAGTGTTATCTGATGGATCTATAGTCCCGTCCCAAAAACCTACTGATCCGTTAGGTCTTCTAAATTTTAATCTCACAGACATTCCAGTTAATGTCATGTCTGTGGATACAGCAAATTGAACAGTGTCACCCCTAAACGTTTCCATCTAGATCCAATCTCCTATTTATAGTAGATGACATAGACAGCGTGTTGAAGAGAGTAGAGGATAGCCTAAAGGAGTTAGACATAAAAGAGTTAAGTTGCTTAATCTCGTAATCCCCTGGAAAAGGAGTAGTTGGAGCCAGAGTCGTCGAAATGATTGTAGTAGGAACTATCCAAGACGTTGGAGGTAAGGTAGTGGATGAGAGAGGAAGATATTCTCCATTCCTTATATCTTCCATTTCTGACGCACTAAGAGCATCATTGAAGATCACTACCTCATCCATTAGACCATCAAAGAACTCAGACACAGGAGGATTTGATCCGTTGTAGACATTTCCTAGAGTGAATCGAGCGGAGCTGCTATAAGGGAATCCGATAGAGAGAGGCCCAGTAGTTACCAGTGTCAAATCCACACTGTCCCAGAATTCGGCATAGAATAAGCCTGTTAAATGAGAATAAGAAAGAGCAGCATGATACCATCTGTTGAAAACTATTTGCTCGAGATTACTAATTGCTATATTCTGATAGCCAAGGGGACTGTAGAGATGAAACCTAAGAGTTCTTGAAGTCACTATTAAATCAAAAGACCTCTCACCGGCATATTCATCGTATTTAGATACTAAATGTCTTGAATAACCGCTTGGAATGGTCTCGAGTCTAAACCAGAGGGAGATTGAAAAGGATCTATTGAATTGCCCAGATTTGCAAGGGAAGTTGGAGGAGAGCGCAGAGTCCAACCTACTAAGCATATTAAACGAGCCGTTTTCAAAATCTCCGGAGTAAGAACCCTCCTTGTGAGTAGTTGAGGCAGTTACTGGATTTGAAGACTGAGTTAGATCGTTTAGGCCTTTACTGTCCTTGTTAACTGCTCCATATTCAAACCGATACCAGCCTACACAATGAGGGTCAGAGGCAAAGTTGTTACCTGGAATGAGAGTTGTAGG